TCCGAGATAGTATTTTGGGTGATACGGTCAATGCGAAATGGCGAATTTTCGGAACAACAGTTACAATAGAAGCCAATACAGATGGTGGTGCATGGTTTATTGAATGCAACGCTTCACCAGCGGGAGAGAATAATGTCGCTATTGCAAGATAATCAACCTGTTTTAAATGCACGACCTGAGCAAACAGTGGCAGGCGCAGCGCAGGATATGTATATCATCAACAACCTGATTGCAAACATTCACACAATGATGCCTGTTAAGATTTTGAGTGTGACCGTTCCTGCTGACGAACTCGCCCCAATTGGTCGATGCGAGGTTCTTCCATTGGTTCAGCAAATTGACGGATCAAATAACGTCTACCCGATGGGGAAGATTATCAACGTGCCATATTTACGTGTGCAGGGTGGGTCGAATGCCATCGTCATTGACCCGCAAGTGGGTGATGTTGGTCTATGTGGATTCTGTGAGCGCGATATTTCTATCGTGAAAAGAACTGGTGAGTTATCCGCGCCTGACACACGTAGAAAATACGACATCAATAGTGCAGTCTATATGTTCACAATGATGTCGGGAGCGCCTACGCAGTATATCCATTTCAAATCAGGCATTAATATCAAGACTACTGGCGACTTAAACATTAATGGCTTGATTATCAAAGCAGATGGCACATTGATCACGAAGGATGGTGTTATTGTGGATACGCATAACCATGCACAAGCCAATGATAGCGCAGGGAACACAGAGCAAGATGTGGGAGCGCCGAAGAATGGATAGAATGGATGATGGGTATGGGCTTGGCAAGCATGTAGGGGGATGGGTTTTATAATGGCACGCACACTATTCTTAATGCCCTCAACATGGGACTTAGCACTCGATGTTGAGGGCAATATCGCATCCGCAACAAGCACATATCAGCGAGCACAAGATATTTGCTCCGCTTGTCGTGTATTTCGTGGTGATTTGTATTTCAGTAAATTGGAAGGCATTCCCTACCGTGAGTCAATTTTAGGCAAGAGCGCCTATCCAATTGGGCTGTATCGGTCTGAATTAAATCGTGCTGCATTATCCGTAGATGGTGTTGTTTCTGCTAATATTAAACTTAATCAGTTAAACAACCGGATATTGACAGGCATGATCGAATTTACCGACATTGAAAATAACACGGCAACGGTGGCGCTATGATCCCAAAACCAACAGTCACCGATAAAGGGATTATTGCACCGCCAAGTGAAGAAGTATTACAAGGTCTTTGGGCTATGTTTGTGGCTGCTTTCGGCCCTGATATTACCCAAGTGCTGAATACGCCACAAGGTCAAATGTCAACATCGCTGACAGCTTCATTCCGAGACCGTGATGATCAAATGGTTCAGCTTATGAACCAAATCGACCCACAGTATGCGACAGGTATTTGGCAAGATGCTATTGCTCGATTGTATTTTTTGACTCGACAGGGGGCTACACGATCAACAGCACAAGTTACCTTTTTTGGCCTGGCAGGCTCGGTTATTCCGCAAGGCTTTCAAGTCCAAGATCAAGCAAGCAATGTTTGGGTGCTAAAAGCACAAGCGACTATTCTGCCATCTGGTGAGACGAGTGCCATTGTTGAGTGTCAAACCACTGGGCCTATTTCAGCATCACCAAATACAATCACCATTATTGTTCAGGCGTTGGCAGGTGTTGATCGTGTAGAAAATCCAAATGCAGCAATTACAGGCAGAGCGGAAGAATCACGAGATGATTTTGAGATCCGCAGACAAGAGTCAGTATCTGCAAACTCCAAAAATACTGACAGCTCAGTTCGTGGCTCAATAGCAAATCTACCTGATGTTTTAGACGTTTGGGTAAAATCCAATCACACTGTAGCGCCGGTAACAATGGGTATTACCAACTACCCAGTTTTGCAACATAGTATTTTGGTTTCTGTTGTTGGGGGTGATGATTACGATATTGCGGAGCAAATTTTAATTAAAGCAGGTTCGGGCTGTGGATTCACCGGAAACACAGAAATAACGGTTACTGACAATGATGCCCTTGCTGTTACACCGCCACAATACGATATTAAGTTTTTACGCCCAACATCAACAACAGTAAAATTCAAGATTGCTTTCTTCGATATTACACAGCTTTCATTCCAAAATCAGCAAGCTATTAAAAATGCCATCTTGACCGCGTTAAGCTCAGGTAGAACAAGGGCGCGTATCGCTCAAAACTTACGTGCTGTACAGTATGTGTATGCGGTGACAAGCGTAACCGATCTTGAGTTAGTTTCAATTGAAGTCAGTCTTGATGGTGTGTCTTGGGTAGACCGCTTAGAATTTGGCGTGGATCAATTCCCTGTATGTTCACTGGCAGATATTGAGGTGGTTTAATGTTTAGAATTGAAGACACTATCTCATCACAATATGCAAATAGTCCGCGCTTGATGTTGATCATTCAAGAACTGCATAACGCGATTGACCCAACCAAAAACATACAAGACTTTTATCGCATCATGTGGAACCTTGAAACAGCACAAGGGGTTGGGCTTGATATATGGGGGCGCATTGTCGGTATTGGGCGAAATGTTCCACTCCAAAACCCCGAAGAAGAATCTTTCGGATTTCATACAGACTTGCCTGAGCCAAAGTTTACGCCTTTCAATGTCGCGCCATTTCGAACCGATTCTGGTGGTTTTAATGCTTACTCACTTCCTGATAGTCTCTATCGAAAATTGATTTTTGCAAAAGCATTCGCAAATATTATTTTAGCAACCGCACCAAACATTAATAAGTTGCTGAAAATTCTACTTGAAACCCCATCTGTTTATTTATTGACAGGCATCATGCAAGCAAAGTATCAGTTTCAAGGTCGGCTATCTGCGTTTGATCGAATGATTGTATTTCGACTTGGATTGCTTCCAGAGCCTTGCGGGGTGGCGGTAGAATATGAAGAAATATTGCAAGGATTCCCATTAAACGGAACGATATTGCTTAATGGCACAGCACAACTAGGAAATTAATAAATGGCAAACCCTGAATTAATACTCACTCCATTCGCCCAAGATGGCGAAAAAAACCCAATCCCGCTAGAACTAAGTATTGGCGACCCTGTTTATCGCGCATCATGGAAAGTGGGATTTCCGCCTGATACACGGATACCAAAGGACATTGGTGGTGAACCACCTGACGGCTTAGATATTAATGGCATCTTAAATGTCTTATCGCAAGCTATTGTATTTATGCAGAGAGGAAATGGCTATCGGTTTGATTCAAATCTTGCACCCTATCCTATTGGTGCTTTGGTGCGATCTAGTGATGATTTAACGACTTTCCAAAATACAGAACCATTAAACAGCAATAACCCAAATAGCAATATGACTGGGTGGCGCGTATATAACGGTTCTGGTTTTATTGTTGATAACTTAACAACAAATGATAGCGCAAAGGCTTTGAGTGCTGCACAAGGTAAAATCCTACAGGATAACAAGCTAGAATCGAATAAAGTTGGTGCCGCAAACGGTGTGGCTTCACTAGATGCAAATACAAAAGTTCCTATTATTCAGCTCCCAAATGCAAGCACAACAGCTATTGGTGTTGTTCAATTGAACAATACACTAACAAGTGTAAGTACAGCCCAAGCAGCAACAGCAGCACAAGCCAAAGCCCTGAATGACAAGATGCTTGGGGTGGGGCAAATTTGGCAAAATGTCTTATCTGTTAGATCAATTAATACAGATTACATAAACAATACAGGGAGACCAATTCAGGTATCAATCTGGCAGAGTTCGGACACAAATCCCTCCTTGATTGTTGATGGTGTCACAGTGGCGTCTATTGATGGAACATCGGGATCGGTTGGCGTCCAAGCTACAGCAATCGTTCCTAGCGGGAGCACTTATAGGGTCACTGCATTGGTTAGTGGTTGGGCAGAACTTCGTTAGAAAACCGCCTTGCTTTTGCAGGGCTTTTTAATGACTACAAAAAATAAACATATTGCTTTATCATAAGTAAAACTTATATAGGGGAAATTTAGTGATCGAGTTTAACTTCGATTGGGGGGCGGTGCTTACATACTTGACGGTATTTGTGATGGCTTGTTTTGGTGGTATCGTTGACTTTTTAGAAAAACTGCACAAAGCAAAAGTTAAACCTCCCATGAAGACAGTATTATTTAATTTATTAGTAAAGTTGACAAGTTCCTCTTTTGCAGGACTTATCATGTTTTGGTTTTTGCAATCAAGATCAGAAAACGGAATTGTAATTTTGAACGGATGGTCTGCTATCTCGATCTCAATTTCAGGCTATTTAGGCATTACAGCTTTAAATATTTTCGTGTCAATATGGCGTGCAGCTTATGATAAAAGGGGCGGTAAGTGAATAGTAAAATTATATTTGACTATCTTAGAAAACTAAGCGGTGGTGTGCTGACTCAAGCACAAGTAATTGCAACTGATAAGCTATTATCAATTGATTTCGATGCAGTTAAGAATATGCTTGGTATTCCTGAATCAATGTCAGTTAGCAATAAAGGTGTTGATCTGATTTGCGAGTTTGAAGGGAAGCGTCTTGTCGCTTATGATGATGGTGTTGGCGTTTGGACTATTGGATTTGGAACAATCAAATACCCTAATGGTGTGCGTGTTAAGAAAGGAGATACGTGCACACTTGAGCAAGCAAAAGAATACATGCGCCATGATTTGATTGAATTTGAACATACAGTCAATAGCTCTGTAAAAGTTCCATTAAATCAGAACCAGTTTGATGCTTTGGTCTCTTTAGCTTACAACATCGGATCAAGCGCATTTAAAAGCTCTACACTGGTTAAGAAATTGAATACTGGAGATTATCAAGGCGCAGCAGATCAATTCAATGTGTGGGTCAATGCAGGAGGTAAGCGGATGCAAGGCTTAGCGAATCGCAGAGACAAGGAAAAACTGTTATTTTTAAGCTAAAGAAAAGCCCTCGATTAAGAGGGCTTGTTTTATTTACCTATGTTAGAGAGTAATGAATTGGAGCGAACGGCAAGTCGTCCTCTATCTCACCACCACCATTTTGGGGTTGATACGGTTGTTGCGGTTTCGCTGTATAGCTATTTTGCTGTTGTTGTGGTTTTGGTTGCTGTGCTTGCTGTTGATTATTTCCGCTTGCACTATCCAACATTTGCAATTGGCTACCTTTAATCTGTGTAGTATATCGCTCTTGACCGTTTTGGTCTGTCCATTTGCGAGTATTCAAAGAGCCTTCGATATAAACCTTAGATCCTTTTTTTAGATATTGCTGTGCAATTTCGCCAAGTCTGTTTTGCAGCACAATGTTATGCCATTCAGTCTGTTCTTTGCGCTCACCACTATTTTTATCAGTCCAACTTTCAGAAGTTGCAATACTGAATTGAGTTAACGATCCACCATTTGCAAAGGTTTTGGTTTCAGGGTCTTTGCCTAAAACACCAACTAAAATTACTTTATTTACGCCACGCATAATTTACCCCTTAATTAAATTTACCAACATTCTGTACAGCCCAAACACCCAAGTCATCAAATGCAGACTTGCGACCTTTCATGTATGTTGCATAGAATGAAAGATAGTGCTTGTTTGTTTTCACATCCGTGAATTTTAAAATGCGCTTTTCACACGGTTCATTTTCAAGATTTAGATTTAACTCTAAAAATTCGACATGCTTTCTAAAAAGTTCCAGCATTATTATATCTCTCCAATAATCTGTTCTGCATAAATTTGTGCAGATTTAACCTTAATATCAATTAATTTGTTTCTATTTTCGCACCATTCAATGCGCTGTGTCTTGATTCGCTTCTCAACTGGCAATGATAGAACAAAATCATGATGTAATTCAAAGTCATCTTGCCCATAAAGTAGCTCGGCAGGTGTTGGCATTAGAACATATTTTACCTCTGCATGACTAACCTCAATGCCATTATTTTTAAGCAATCGCATATATCCAATCTGTTGCCAATCATAACCTTTATCTAGCGTGTGTGACTCAATGTTTTTACGAGTCTTTGGCATCGTGAAATAATCCCAAGCGCATTTAGTGTCGTAAATCACACCATTGTAAAATACATCCCATTCACCCGACAAAGTTCCATCATTTAAGCGTTCGGTGTTTTTCTCAGCAAAGATGAATTCATGCTGCATAAGAAAATCAATTGCGTCATTTTCTACCATATTGCCTTTTTCAGTGTATTTGTTCCCCTTGAATTTTCGGATACCATATTTTGCCTGAATTAGCATTTCTTCAATGTATTCTTTGGCTGTGCTTGATAATGTTTGACTCAATAAGTCATCAAGCAACAATTGCTCATCATCTGCACGTTTAGCCTTTGTTTTGGCTTGAATAGCTTTCACATCGTCCGTGA